GGGTCCAGCACGCACACGATAACGAGCTTCAGGGAGTAATTCTTGATCCGGTCGTAACAGATGATAGTCAGGTCATAATGGATGTTCTTGGCCGCATCCACTCCCTTGGCAGCGTATTCCACGGATATGTAATCCAGATGGGGAGTATCTGGTCCTTTCACGCGATCCAGAACCATCTTAGATATTCTTTCGACCTCGGAATCGTTGTATGGGGCGGACTCGGGGAACGTGTGTTTGGCTACAGAAACGGGGGCGGTTTTATCAACAAAGCGGCTTAAAATTCTATCAAATGATGTCGCGGTGTCTGGGATCGGATCCGAGAATATGTACGTTTGGTCCACCGGGATTTGAGTGAAGTTCATGCCTCTGTTGGTCGGAATGGGTTCGGTGAATTTCCCAACAACAACGAATTTCTCAGATTGTCTGTAATACATAAATGCGACCACAGCCACAAGAAGTAATACGGCTACGCCTGTGAGAACATTCATTATATATTGTAATTACATATTATTTTATTATGAATTAAAGTATGGTATTTATTTATTACCAACAGCGACACCGTGCCTTTTCGTCCGCAACCTTTTTGAGGTTTAATTCAATAATTTGTGAAAATAAAATGGGGATTTGATTTATATCAGTATCATATGTCTTGGTTTTACTTTTAGGAAAAAAATCCATTGGTATGCAATCTGCAGGGTTGATGTCTTTTGACAAAATATCATTTTCTTGCAATACTAAAGCTACAAGTTGACTGCAGAATATCCCCATATCTAAAAAAAACGGGAGTTTCCTTAAAAAACGTATAGAACGAAAAGCAGAAGTAAATAAATACCACAGGTTCAATTGGTAATTTTTTTTATTGTATTTGAAGAAACTTTCATACAATTTAGTGTCATCTATATGTAAATCATCTTTGAGTTTACCTATACTTATCTGCGTATCCTTTTTTTCACCATATGTATGAATAACACCGTCTAATGTTCGTAGTTGAACTCCGAGCATTCCTTTTCCACCAACGTTGAGCGTTCCATCTCCACCAACAAGTTTGCTCATTGTAGACTCAAATATGTATGGAATTGTCGCATAATCATTGCCACTGATGTCACATAGTCTGTATTCGCTCCCTATGGGGAAAGAATTACTTAGTATGACGATGCCCATGTGAGTATATTTCCCGGAGCCAACTGTATTTTCTTCCACCGCAGCGATTGCGTCTGATACCCCTCCTGCTTTGAAAAACACAACGTCCCCTGTTCTGAGATTTACACGAATTTTGGCATATTCTTCTTTTATCATCTCAATATCTTCGTCTGGAGGCATTTACTTATAAGTATCACATAATATATTTTAGTTCAAAGTGGCAAAATAAAGGGCCTGGTCAATTTCCCCCAGCATCTCATCCCTAATATTCAGAAGCTCCGTATTCTTCATAATTACTTTATCCAAATCCCCGCGGAGATAGTCTTGTGCCTGTTTCAGGAGCTTTATGTATTTTGTCTTGGTCATGTTTTGAACGGAGATGCTGCTTCCAGATTTCATTACAGGTCTCGCGAAGGCTCCCATATATTTCTCCACGAAGCTGTCAATCAAATCCGATAGGTTGTCTAGCAATTTGTCTGTCGCTTTGTGGTTAGAATATGATTCGGTCGTCCAGTGATACAACTTTAAATTTAGTTGCAAATCAAAAAAGAATAACACTATTTTTGCACCTTTGGACACGTTATTGTTGTTAGAAGACATTGGTATATTGTGACATAACATTATTTTTAAATGCCTATTTTCCCCTCATACCGTGTCAACAGGCGACGCACTGCGTTTCGCGCTTCCTCTAAAGACGTGTGGAACGAAGATATCCAGAGACCATCGGCGTACAGAGAAACTTTCCACCCATTTACGGAATATTGTTGAATAGCAGTGTCCACCGAATAAGGCATACTGGTATTTTTAAAAAAGAAATCATAAGTTATTAAAAAATGTTTGTATAATGTATCATGCAAATCTTCGTCAAGACCCTCACTGGGAAAACGATTACGCTCGAGGTAGAGTCCAGCGACACCATCGAAAATGTGAAGGCGAAAGTCCAAGACAAGGAAGGAATTCCTCCCGATCAACAGCGTCTCATTTTCGCAGGGAAACAGCTAGAGGACGGGCGCACTCTCGCCGACTATAACATCCAGAAAGAGAGTACTTTACATCTTGTCCTACGTCTTCGCGGTGGTTGAAACATTTCATGATCACTTAATTTGATACTATTTTAGTAGTATCAAACTAAGTATTTTTCATTTATTTAAAGAACATTTTTGGATGAGCGACTAGAACGGCTGCCCGACATATCGTCAAATCATTGTATAAATAAAGCACGTGATTATGTAAATACAAATGGGATATATTTATATGATCACGAATAAGATAGATGGAAAGATCTACATCGGGCAAACTATTCGTCCTATACAAAAACGTCTTGAAGAGCATCGGACAAAGAGAAGTAATTGTGTGCTGATTTATAGAGCTATTCTAAAATACGGGTGGGAAAACTTTGAAAAAGACTATTACGAATGTCCCGATGGTGACTTAAACAAACACGAGGAGCTTATGGTAGAAGTTCTTGGGACATTGACACCGGGTGGATACAATCTTCGTGAGGGTGGTGGTAATCGTGGCAAAATGAGCGAGGAAACAAAACAAAAAATGAGCGAATCAAAACAGGGTGATAAAAATCATAATTACGGGTTGGCGTTGGACGACAAAACAAAAAAAAAGTTGAGTGAAGCGAATAATGGAGAGAAGAATTATTGGTATGGAAAAAATCACACTGACGAAACTAAACAAAAGTTGAGTAAAGCGTTACTTGGGAAAACTCACACAAATGAAGCTAAACAAAAGATTAGAGAAGCACGTCTTGGAAAAACACATACAAACGAAACTAAACAGAAGATGTGTGAAGCTAAACAAGGTGAGAAGAATCACAACTCTAAAAAAGTATATCAGTATGACCTAAAAGGAAATTTCATTAGCTCATTCGGGTCGTGTGGAGAAGCGGCACGACCTCTGGGAAAAAAAGACGGGACCAAAATAAGTGCATGTGCCTATGGTAATCGTAAAACCGCATATGGTTTCAAATGGTCGTATACACACCTCGTGTAATAAAACTTACTTCTTGGGCCAGTCACAAGCGTTCGATGCAGAGTTCCACACCAACCCTGTGGGGCAGCTCATTTTTATCCCAGCATTGTAAAAGAATGGCTCTCCGTCCACCCCAGTAATTCCAGCGGATGGCGGCTTGGGAGGAGTCGGCTTGGGAGGAGTCGGCTTGGGGGGTGTCGGCTTGGGGGGTGTCGGCGTGGGAGGAGTCGGCTTGGGGGGTGTCGGCGTGGGAGGAGTCGGCTTGGGGGGTGTCGGCATGGGGGGTGTCGGCTTGGGAGGAGTCGGCTTGGGGGGTGTCGGCTTGGGGGGTGTCGGCTTTGGAGGGGTAGGTTCGGGAGGGGTAGGTTCGGGGGGAGTAGGTTTACCGCCACCACCGTGCGTTAAATTGTCGTGTATTACCCTCATCAGAGACCTGGGATGAGAGTATTCGTGGTCTGCGGAATCTTCCCATACAAGAACACCGCCCAGTCCCTTTGCGTGAACATAATCGCACTTCAGTTTGACTGACCGTATCTCGTCGTAGGAATTAAGCACGCGTTTCTTGGGGTCATACGAGTATGCCGCATTTGCGACGGGGTCCCAAAGTTCCTTGGAACCTGGAAGGGGGAGGAACTTGTAATCTACACTGCCATTATCCCAAGTTTTATCAGTTGACCCTCCTGTATAAGGCTTCCCGAGACCATCTGTTCCGCTGAACCCTCTAGAATAAAACGCCACGCCTACGAAAATCTTCTTGGGCTCTACGCCGAGCTTGAGCATCGTTTCCGTTGCAGCTTCCACTGAGTATGGTACGATTGGTGACTTAGACAAATTGGTGTGGTGCCCTGAAGCTGGTCCTCGTCCCCATGAGCCGTCCATGAAATCGTACGTCATTACGTGAAGTTCGTCGAGCAGCTCGCTGACCTTTTTCACTGGGAACCTCAACTTATCGGCATCTGCCACAGTGCACAGAGATACCTTGAACCCTGGTAACTTTTTGAGGATCAGTTTAAGTAGTTCCATGAAGTTTGCAGGGTCGTCTTTGCTCGCAATGTTTCCACCGAGACCATAGTTAACTCCATCGTCAGACAGATACTCCCAATCCAGAGAAATACCGCTGAACAGACCAGGGTAGCGGTTCATGATTCCTGCCAGAGACGTGACAAACCTCTCGCGGTTTTCTGCGTTTTTAATGGCGGGGGAAAAGTTCCCGCTCCAGCTCCATCCACCGACAGAGGCGTGCATGTTGAACTTATGCCCCTGCTTTTTTAGCTTGAGGAATTGCCCCAACTGCCCCAGCTGGTCAGGGGGAGAATCCCACACGTTCTGGGGGGCAATGCCCTCACCGGGGCCGTTGAAAGGCATCTGATAATCGGACCATTCGTCGCCTGAAAATACCCTACCGGTGGCATCTACGTTGAAGAAAGCGTATGCGATGTCTGTGAGCTTGTCAATAGGGAGATTCTTGGGGTAAAATTTCCTGTCGTAGCAAGCCCATGATGTGTGGTAGTATATTGCCTGTTTGCCTGTGGGGCTCGTGTGATAAGCCGCTGGAGTCGCGAGTGCCATTGTTGATATTGTATTTACATTTAATTTATTAAATTATTTTACGGCCATATTACTCTACTGTGACACTTTTGGCAAGCATTGGAGGTCTATCAATATTGCGACCCAATTTCACTGCGATGTGGTAAGACAGAAGCTGCATGGGAATTATATGGATGATGGGGGAAAGAATTTTGCAGATAAACGGAACACGGATCACAGACAGATTATGGCGTTCTTTGATTTCAATGTGCTGTTCGGTGATGACAAATACTTTAGCTCCGCGAGACAGAACTTCGTCAATATTGCTCATCAGCTTATCCAGACAACTGTGGTCTGCCAGGGTGACGATAACGGGTACGGGTTTGTTTAGTAGCGCGAGCGGCCCATGCTTTAGTTCGCCTGCCGAAATTCCTTCCGCGTGGATATATGAGATTTCCTTGAGTTTGAGGGCTCCCTCATATGCAATCGGCGAATGAAGACCTCTCCCGAGGAACAATGCCGAATGGCAATCATATATCTCATCCGCCCATTGTCTCACCGCGTCGTCAACCAGGCACAGCGTTCGTTCTACTTCCTCTGGGACATATTTCAGCATTCCCATATCCGACTTTCCTGCCAGAACATTTGCTAAAGCATAAAGGCCTACCAGTTGGGATGTAAACGCTTTTGTAGACGCCACGGATATTTCGGGGCCACATTGTGTGATGAATTTGAGAACGCTCTCTCGTGCGATTGTGCTTCGAGGAGAGTTGCAAATTGTCAGAGTGTACAACATCCCCGCCTGCTTTGCCTTTTTCAAGGCCGTTAGAGTATCCGCAGTTTCTCCGGATTGGGTAACGGTGACTACGAGCGTGTCTGCATGAACGTTTCTCGGCTCATATTCGCTCGCAATGAAAACATCGCATCTCATATGCGAGATTGACTCGATCCAATTCTTAGCAATAAGACCTGCGTTGTAACTTGTTCCGCAAGCCAGAATGATGACATCACTCACCTTTTTGAGTATAACGTCGGAATCTCCGCCAAATATGTCGCAGGCAGTGATATTATCAATCGTTCTTTTGATACTTACCGGTTGCTCGTAAATTTCTTTGATCATATGATGTTCAAACTTACCGAGAGATGTATTGTTTTCTAGGATATTGTTTTTCTCATATACCACATCGATACTCTTGTTATTTTCATCAAACAAAAACACCTTACCGTCATACATGTATCCAACAGTCCCATCCTCAATATACATAATATCGCGTGCGAGAGTCATCGCAATCGGGTCGGACGCCACGCATAAAGACTCGTCGTGATTGACGCCAATGACTAGAGGACTTTTATGTTTGGCAATGACCAACACATCCGGGTTCTTATTGCAGATCACTGCGATGGCGTACGAACCATGTAGTTGTTTCACGGCACACCTTGTAGCTTTGAACAAGTCACCCTCGTAAAACGATTGAATCAAATGAACGATCGCCTCCGTGTCCGTTTGACTTTCAAATACAAAGCCTCTCCCAATAAGATGAGTACGAATATCTTGATAATTTTCGATGATCCCATTGTGAACTACCGCAATGTGCGTGTCATTCCGAACGGAAAAGTGCGGGTGTGCATTTATCACACTTGGAATACCAGTTGTACTCCACCTTGAGTGAGCAATTGCCACGCTCGACTCCACCCCTCCTGATTTACTACGGAGGTCGTTGATGCCATCAATACTTCTGATTCTTTTTAGGCTGTCGTTATCATGAAATGCTACTCCGCATGAATCATAACCTCTGTACTCGAGCTTTTCAATTGCGTCAATGGAGATCGTGACTGCGGAAGAATTCGAAACAATGCCAAAGATACCACACATTGTATATTTGTTATGAAATATGTTCTGCGGGTCCAATTATATACATAATCGTGACGATATGATGATTGTCGTTTTTACATAATAAAGAAAGTATTTAAATGTCAGAGAACACACGGACATAATCTACATGCATGCCATTTGGAAATTCGGTAGTATTGTCCGCGTCCCTCGGCCATGGACCACCGATTGCGAAATTGAATATGATGTAAAATGGTGCGTCAAATGGTGCCGATGGGTTTACACTATTTTGAGAGTACCATCCCTCTGGATTTTCTAGAGATCTTGGTTTCGCTGAAAATGTTGAGATTCCGTCTATACTAAAAGTGATTTCGGAAAGAGACCAAGATACAGAATAAGTGTGATATCCGCCAAGCCAAGTGTCATTAGGAGACTCTAATTTGTCCCATGCCTTACCTCTATTTTCAGGTGTATCTCCTCCGTAATGAAGAACCTGATACATCATATCCATA